GTTCAATTTCAGTAATTCAATTCACTAGTGTTGGCTGATTAGACCAACACCTTGGTATCGCACCAAGCTCCTAACTTTTCACGGACTATAGGTAGACCGTATTGACTCTAGTCGAAACTGCCACACAAATATGGCTCGCTGCATTTAAATTTAAAAACAAATTCATGCCACGATGACAAACCCCCACTAGGTAGGTATGGTTTGTGTTCAGAATTATCCAACAAAGAGCACAAAAAACTGTGGTGTTTTTCAAAAACTTCCTTCCCATGGAAGAAAAGTTCCATATTAGCACTCACCACAATGTTGACAAATTGCTCCTCAGCACATATTGAGCTCGATGGCAACCACACCGTGAGACTCTTCAAAATAGAGTTCATGTTGAGTGGGCATGCATAATGACCCAATTCTTCATCAAATCTCCATTTCCTCTTGAGAAATTCACAGTCATCGATGTGGATGTAAGGGACAGATTCGCTCTCTTTATCCGCCATTGTATAAACAATGTTGAATTTAGAGAGTTCTTCCTGAATTGCGGTGTGATTGAACCAAGGTATCCTTTTACTAACACCCATGATATTATCATCACCATATGTCATCAGAGCAACGTTTTCCTTGAAAGTATGACACTCACGCTTTGGATTCAAACGTAAATACATCCATCTCATGTAAATACTATTCACAAGTGAATTTATAATCACAGTGAGAGGATGACCTGATGGATTGGTCCCAAGAAATTCAATCAAGTCCCCATTGAAATTAATCAACGGAAAAGCGGTGTCAGTAGCTATACCCCACATCACTCCTAACGAATCTTCAGACCAGCCCGCTTCGCGATGCAATTCGATAATGATCCAAAATGCTTCCAGAATAAAATCAGCAACCATCTTCTTATCATATTTCGAATAATCACCAGCGACCATACGATCCAATCCATGTTGTGTAAGATACGCATGAAAAGCACTCCATTCACAGGAAGTGGGATTCACACCAGGAGCAGCTTCAAAAACAAAAGAATACATCTGCAACAATCTGACGAAGGACAGGAAATACTTCCGTACTACCAATACCATGTCAACAGGAGCACCAGAAAAAGCTCTAGTCTTCTCCTGTTGAATCTTTGCAAAAGAAACTGCTTCATCCTTAAGATGCTCTGTGAAAATAGGAAAATTTCTCTCACCATTGGTGTAGATCTCTTCCATCACTTTCACACGATCCCATATCTCGGCCGGAAAATCCACACCGTCTGGGTAATCATCATCAACTGCTGGGATCAAATAATTCTTCTTTGTAGTGTTCCACGGATGTCCCATTGAAGATGCCCTGTTGATAGAGTCTATGAATTTCACCGATGGCAAACCATTCACAACTGCTTTGTTTGACAAAATATGCAATCGTGTTTTCCAATCGTCAGGCAAATTAGCGCGTATATCTTCCAAAAAAGATTTGGCAACGGTGTGAAGTTCATTACGACTGTGCAGAAATGAAGGTGAGATCATATCTACTAAATTGTTTCGCCACGGTTTCCACCCGTTCATAACAGGAGGTCCATGACCAACAGTGTATTTGAAATGATCACAAATACTGGCACACAGAGGTGTTCGGCGCACCTTAGATTTTGGAGAGGGCCGAAATCCCTTTAAACCACCATAGATCTGAGCAATGCCCGAATCACAATACCGGAGTACTGATTTGGGATGTAGGTCACCAAGAACAAAATTGCTCTTTTCTGTGTTCAACATGGGTTCACCACCCCCGCACACCTTCATGTCACCCAGCATTTCGACTGATCTCTTTATAAGAGAGTCGATACTGGACACCCGAACAGCCAGATAACCGGCAGTGGTACCTCTGCCCAACAAGTGGAAAGCGCTAATTATAGGGCCACGTGGTGTAGCGTTAATAAGCATAGAACCACAATGTCCTTCAGCGGTCTCCTCATCAAGCTGAGCTAGATAAAGATCGTTGGTGATGTCCAATTGTTCGATGTAGCATCTGCGAGTTAGCATAGCTTTACGCACAACGCCACGTTCGATCATTCCATGTGCATTTCTACGAATATAGAAGCCCTTCGAAATGTCACCAATCGACTCCTCGCCCCAATACTTCAAAATATCTTTGTAGGGCGCAACGGATCGTACAGTGACCATCGCTAATTCTTCCTTTTCGCTACGCACAATGTCGGCTTGAAACAGCTTAAATTGGACTGAAGGAGTAATTCCCCCACTAAATGGACCATTCACAACCGTTACTTCATAGTAGTTGCCTTCAATGTCAATTGGAAAAGCATGGTTGTGTGTGAGCAAATATTGCCCTTTCACAAAAACACCACTAATTGTTCTCCGAATGTATTTCACTTCCCCACGCAGTCGAAACCGCACAGATAGGTGAACACAATTGCGTTGAAACACGCTCTCAAGATCATCAATGTTTTTACCGGCCAAGCTACGTGAAGATACTGGTGTATCAAAAGAAGTCAGTACTACTGTGGGGTTATACCACACATTACTACTACTTTCTTTTTCAAACCTGTTATCAACTTCACTTCTCAGGTCACTCTGCACTTTTAAGTCTGGCGAGGCTTTTTGACCTTTCCCCTTGAAAAAGGAATAAGAGGCATAAGCCACGGAAACCGTACTCAATAATGCAACAATGATCATAATCTTCTTCCTGTCACGTGATTCACACCACTTACCTAGTAAGGAAAGCTGAACTCGCCCATGCATATAAGGTACCAAACAAATTCCAGCGAATTGCCGGAACCAGCTATAGCGACCAAAAAAGATGAAAGTACGCAGAGCATAATCACAACAGAGAAGTCTGGTGTAATTCGATCTACTGTGCTTCGCTACATAGGCGCTCAACCAACCAAAACAGAAAAAAGAAGCAAAAATGGTGCAAACTGATGCAAGGTAAGCTCTTTCTCCAGGTACTTCAGTATCCCTAGATTGTACTCTCAAGCACTTACATTTGTCACCAACGTAAAAACATTTCGTACAGACTTCAAGTTCGTCCATATATTTGTCCGCGCCAAGCGCACGATTCTGATTCGCTTTGTGTTGCGTAATACGCTCACCAAAGAATCTCAGAAATTCATTAACGTCAGTGAAAATGTGTTCAGTTTTAAGACGGGCATAATCCTTACCAGATTCGCCTTCAGCTCTGCAATCAGGGACTATCTTCTGCACCTTGATCTCCCATAAATCAGGGAAACCTTCAAAACTGCCGATCTTTTCGGGGTCAAGAAAAGGTGTTGAAGTAACAGTTCCAGTCCCGTCATTGATTGGATCTTGACGATACTCTGGTTTGACTTCTACGCTGACTATGAACGGAAAACGTCTCAAAATGGCCAAAGGACAAGAAAAGTATTGCGCAGCATGCAAATCAGCTCGATTAGTGGTTGCTATGACCAACTCTGCTCGGACTGGTGTGCGACCTTTCTCTTCTAAAGCAGCTTGTGGAGGATTGAAAGGAACGTTGTTGATAACATTCAGCACACATTCTAATGTACCATCCATCTGCGCCTTGACCGGATCAAGAAACGCAATATCGTCCAAACGAATGCACCACTTACTAGTGTCAAATCCGCTCCAAAACTCATCAGTAGGCGAACGTGCATACAAAAACTCGTCCCCAGTGTTCAGGTTCATAAGTTTGCCATAATACTTAAAAAGCATACGGGTGAATGAAGACTTGCCAACGCTCGACTTCCCGTGAACGAGAACTCCATAAGGAGCGCTACGTTCTTGTTGAGAAGCCTTTCGCGTAATCTCACTGGCTTTCAGAAGTTTTAACGCATGCAACTTCTTGGCGATATAAGCGTTGTTGGAGTTCGTAAGCATCTTGGTATGAGCGACTATAGCATCTCCCAATTCAATTTGATGACATAAGTCAGAATAAAATTGGAAAGAATTTGTACCATGGGCACTCAAATTACCAGTAAATGGTGCAAGCGCCAAAAGTTCATCAGTTTTGTTCAACCAATCCTCATATTTATCCTTTCCATGGACAAATGATGAGAACCTTCCTGACCTTCTGAAATCATCAACTCTTTCAAGGATGGTGATGGTCGTGTCCAAAACACACCACCACAAATCAACCTTGCCAGAATATGTCGACTGATAGTGTCGAATGCTTGATTTCGAGAAATCTTCTTCGGACAAGGAAAGTCCTAATGAACTGAGCATACCTTGAGTCAATAAGTACGAAAACAAATCCCGCAATTTCAAAAATAGAGGATTTGTCTTGACGGCATCACCTGCATCAAAAGCACTTCTCATCGTTTGAACAATATCAGAATAATCCTTCGATTGTACATTCGACGCGTTACAAGATGATAAATTCACGTCAAAAAACTTCAACACGCGCTTGACTAAGGTCTTCAGAACCTCTCCTCTTTTGTCACGATACACAAGCTTGAATAAAATCATCATTTGATTGACAAACTGAGTGACATTCTCACAACGTCTAATGTTATGATACATCAACATGAAGCTCTCCAAAATATCCAGGCAAGAGGCGACCCCTCCGTCAACGGAGTGTTGCCAAGCCGGATTCATGTGAGCCAGTCGACCTATC